TTACTTTTTGCCTCCCTTCTTTTTTTTCTTTGACTTTGGTTTCATGGTAGAACCATACCCAACACCTTTAGGCATAACAATAAAAGTAGCTGACTTTATATTACTTCCTTTTACGTTTTTTAGCACTTGATAATGCTATGGCTTGTGCTTGTTTTAATGTTTTACCTTCCTTCATTAACAAACGAATATTAGAGGAAATTACTTTTTGAGATTTACCTTTTTTAAGTGGCATCAGGAGATAAGTGCTTTTCAATCAAATCAAAATCTTTTTCAGTATTTGCAGCAACTATCAAAGCCTCTGTAGCTCTTTTGATATTAAGTTTTTCTAATCCTTTTGCTTTATCTAATTCCACCCTAATAAGTCTGGGAACATTTCGGTTCTCAGGAAATTGCTTAATAAGTTCAATTACTTTGTCGTAACTCATAATTAGACAGGGGCTTTTAAGGCTGCGCTTACAGCTTCATCAACCCATTTGTAAGCATTAGGTGATGCTTTCTTTAATTCTACAGGGTCAAATATATATTGCACAAATGTCTCCGCAAACTCTTCCATGTAATTTGTTCCACCATATTTACTTGGAATCCAAGCTTTACTAGCCATAGCTGGTCTGCCAGCAGCGTAATGAATTTGATGACCCATTTCATGTACATAAGTTGTTAACCATGATTGACCAGTTTTTGAAGTTATTTTGACAGGTTCAAAGATGCCGCCTGTAACTTGATATAAAGCATTATCTACATTTCCTTGAGGTGTTCCCTTTGCTGCATTTTGTATGCTTTGTTTAACTGCCTTTCTTATTTCTGAAAGATTTGTAACTTTTTTATAATATGGTTTTGTTTTCATGGCTATGTGATTTGCACCTTGAAATGTATATCCAAAAGCGTTTGTTTTTTGTGTTGTCATATATCTAACAAAATAAAGATGACCACCTGTTCCGCTTTTTCCCAAACCTCCGTCTAATATTTCATCTATTTTGCCCATACCTTGAGCAACTCTAGCTTTGTTATTAAGTTGTGGAATGTTTGTAAGTGGGTCTATATCTGGAGCATTATCTTTAATTCCTTTAAGTCCTCTTGCTTTTGCTTTTTCAAGGCTCTTTTTAAGTTGTGGATTATTCTTAAGAAATGCAATTTTCTCATCAATTTTTGCAAATTTAAGTCCTTTAGTTTCTGCCCCACTTGTCCAAGCACAAAATACCTCTCTCTGTTCTGTAAACTTTCTTAGTTTTTTAGCGTTAGCCCCTGCCAATCCTTCCATATTGTCCATCAAGTCAAACGCATTGTTTACATCAACCGCTTGAACTTTTGATTTTGCTGGAATACCTTGCAACTGTGCGATTGTAGGTTGCAATGGGTTACGTTGCTTAAGTTCTTTAAGTTCTGTTTTTGCTTTTCTTTCAGCAGCCCTAGCAGCTTTAAGTGTTTGCTCAAGCTTATCTTGATTAGTGATAGTAATAGTTGGCTTAGTAACAGGCTTGGGCTTTGGTATCTTGATTGTTATATCACTTGGCTTGCCATACAATCTTTGCAAGTCCTTCAAACTTCTTTCGCTGCCATCTTCCCTTACAAGTTTTCTAATAGCCTTCTGTCCTGATCCTTCTTTCTTTGCCAACCTTTTAAAATAATTTACCTTGCCTTCATTGCCTAAAGTTTTAATCTGTAGCTTTTTATCTTGCTTCAATAACCAATCACCGTAAGCTGTTCCCTGTGGTACTCTGCCTGTCGTTGATGGTCTGGAAACAACCTTGCCTACTGGTGGCTTTTCCAAATTTGGATATTTCTTCTGCAATCCATCAAAGTCAACAACAGGAACAGTAGTAGATCGACAATTAAAATGCTGTGGTGGTGTTGGTCCTTTATTGTATGCAAACTCCTGTCCATCAAGCCTTCTACAAATAGGACTTGTCCTACTGTCCAGCGTTGCAACATATTCATATTTAGGGGCAACTT